GATCGTCCGGCTTCCGGTCAGGGTCGAGCGCGGGAAGCTCTGGAACGCCTCGGCCGTGCCGCGCAGGATTGCATCGGCCAGGCGCTCCTGTTCCGTCTCCTCGTCGGTTGCTCGGTTGCCCACCGGCGAGCTGCCAAAGAACGGCTCGACCAGGATCGCCGGAGCCCGGCCGGAAATCAGAGACATGCCGCCCCGATCCGATCTGGAGCGCGTCTTGATCCCGCGATCCCGAAGGCCCAGCGCCAGCACCATCTCGCGCTGCACGCTTTCGGCCAGGCGTAGGGACAACGCAGTGCCACTTGAAAGGGTTTCGGTGCCGGTCGCCTCGGCCGAGCTTGCCCCATTGAAGTGCAGCTCCACGCTCGCGTCAGCGCCCCAGGCGTCAACCTCGGCATAGACGCGCCTGATCTCGGTCGAATATCCGCCCCCCGGCGTGCGGAAGAACGTGCGCACCTGGAGGCCGTAGTCGCCCGCCAGGCGCTCGATGCGCCGCGCGAGCCGCCCGTTCCAGACGAACTCGCTTTCTCCGGTGTCTTGGCGCACTGCGCCCTGACTGGCACTGTTATGCCCTACTACGATTGCCAACTTCATGCTTTATCTCCTTATGACGTCGCCACGGTTAAAATGACGCCGCCGCTGTCGCGGAACTTTAGCGCGCCGCTCTCGACAAAGAGATTAACCGAACCCGCCGCAGGTGTCGGCACGTCCGCACTCGTCGTTTCCTTAATGTTAAGGAAGCCACGACCGTCCAGCGTGATCCAGTCAACCGAAGCGTTATGACCCGTGCCGTTCGCTCCCGCCTTGGCCGCCGACAGGATAAGATCACCCGGCTTGCCGCTGCCTGTGCTGGTGCCGGGACGTAGCCGCAAGTCAGCGCCGTCGACGTTCGTTCCGCTGGCGTTGCTGCTGCCAACTGTAACCGCTTCCGGCACTGGATCATCAATGCCGCCGCCGATGATAACTTCCGTTATCCGAGCCAATTCGGAACCAACAACAAATTGCTTTTCGTCAAATACAGTCGCCCCATACCCCAGCGCAATGGATCCATCGAACGCTACGGGTATCGTGGAAAGCGAGGCATCCGCAGTCGTGTCGGAAAGCGTGGTCGTGGTGTTGTCTGCCAGTGTTCCGGTCAGGTAGAGCAGGTTCTCACCACCAACCTTGGTGCGGTATATTTTCCGCGCAGAACAGGTTCGCGGTCCCGAGTAAGTCGGGATGCCTGTCAGATCGATCTGTTGGTTCCCGCTCGTCGTTGTGACGGCAGGCATAGGCTCGCTGACTGCCGTTTCCACGCCGTCAATGACGAAGGCGACACGGTAGCCATAGACGCCTATCTCAAGCCCAGAACCGGCCACCGCTGCACCCGCCATACTCCCAAGCGCGGGGATGTAGCCATCTGTCCGCGCGCCGAGGAAGGTGTGCTTTGATCCGGTGTTCAGGTTGTGCCGCGAATAGAAGCCAAGCGACACGTTATCGTTGCCGACGGTGTTGCCATATCCCGCGCGGAAGCCGCCGCCAAAGTTGTTGGACCCAGCTGAGCCATACCAGAGAGACGCGCGACCTACGCCCGTATTGTATGCGCCAGTGGTATTGTGCCCGCCAGAGTAAGCCCCGATCTGCGTGTTGCCCTCGCCAGTGTTCACTTCGCCAGCAAGCCCAGAAAAACCGGCTTGGTGGCCAAAGAACGAACAATCGTTGCCGGTCGTCTTGGTATAGGCAGCGCGCCGCCCAACGGCAGTGAGGTTTGCTGCGCTCGTGACGCCAAATGCGGCGCTTTCACCGATGCCAACATTCCCGGTGGCCGTGTTGGCGAAAAGGGCATTGTATCCGATAGCGACATTGAAGAGCGCGGTCGTTGACGAGAACAGCGCCCTCGAACCAAGCGCCACATTGTAGCCACCGGACGTGAGGCCATATCCGGCCTGAAAGCCAATAGCCGCGTTTTGCGTGGCCGTAGTAAGTAACGGCAGAGCGGCGTATCCCACCGCTGCGTTTCCGTCACCTGTGGCTGCGGGCATAACACCGGAACCGACGCCGGTATTGTAGTCACCCCCCGTCACCCCGCTAAGGGCATTGTAGCCGAATGCCGTGTTGTCGTTTCCGTCCGTGAGCGCATCCGCCGCCAGATAACCAAGGCCGGTATTGCGCGCGCCTGTCAGCGTGCCGTTGCCGCCAACCATGAACAGGTTTGTGCTGCCGGATTTGCGAATTGGGATTTGCGCCTCTGCCTGCGCTCCAATGTCTGCCGTGCGCGCCGTGCTGCCAACGCTGACGTTCGCCAATTCGCGGCGTTGATATGTCGCCGCCGTGCTAGGTGCGGCATTGACCGCCATCGCGGCGGTGTCGGTAAAGTCAATCACAGCGGTGCCCGTGATGCCAGAACCGCCCGTCTGCACCAAAGATATCTCTCTGCGTCCGGTCCAAACATCGGCCCCCGATGCGACCAAATAGGTCGCCGCATCTGCCGCGCTGGTCCCGCTGTCGTCGTCCGCCTCGTAAATCGTCAAGTTGAAGCGGGTGCCGACGTCTTTCCAGAACAGATACTTGACGCCGTAATGCTTCGTCTGGTCCGCGCCGAACAGCACAAGACTTTCGATGCGCGGCAGCGCTGCGATTTCCACCGCCGACCATCCGGTGCGGTTCGGGAAGAAAGACAGACTGTCAGTAAAGGATTTCGACGGATACCTCGCTACCTCGTCCTGTGTTGTGGAGCTGGTGCGCTCGTAACGAATGATCTCCAGCCCATCGGCAGACACCACCATGAACTGCTCGCCATCGGCCACCGCAGCGCGGCCCGTGGCAATGTCAGCATAAACGTCGGCGTTCACAAAGGCGGCGTCCCGCGCGGCCTCTGCCGCTGCTTGCGCAGCCTCCGCGTTCGTCTCGGCTGTCTCGGCCCCGGCCTGCGCCGTTTCAGCAAGCCCCTGCGCGGTTTCCGCCCCTGTCTGTGCGTCCTCGGCAAGCCCTTGCGCCGTCTCCGCTGCGCTCTGGGCTGTTTCTGCACCAGCTCGCGCTGCCGCTGCCGCAGCCACATCGACAGCGATATCCCCGGTGTCCAGCGCCGCGTTGATAAGGTTTCCGTCAGCGCCCCAAACCAAAGCCTTTCCCGTTTCAGGATCAACCGGAAGAAGCGGCGCTGGATATGTTGCAGTCATGCGCAGCCGCGCCGTGCGAGAAAGAAGGGTGTCTTGGCGCTGCAACGACTGCCAAATCCTGTCCATCTCAATGTTGAATGGCTCGCTTTTGAACTCCCCGCGAAGCTGCATGTCGGAGCTGCGCTGGAGCGGGACGGCCAGATAAATCGAATAGGCGTCGGTGCCGTTTGCCGCCGTGGTCAGCGTGACAACGCCAGAGCTAGAACCCGCACCTGCAACCGTGTAATCGGTATTAAGCACCAGCGGCGTTTCCGACCCCGCCTTGTAAACCTCCAGCCAGGACGCTTGCTCAAAATAGAAGTCGAGCGAGATCGTGGTGACGCCTGCTGCCGGAGTGAGCGGCCCCACGACAAGATCGTTTTCTGAAACCGCCATCTGTTACCCTCCGAAAGCGTTTGCTACATCTGGTGCCCGAACCGAGCCTCGCCCCTGTATAACAGAGGAACCGGGCGGCGCGAAGAATTGAGTATCATACTCGCGCGCGCTCTGAACGCGGCGACGGAACGACTGCGCTGCATCTGGATCGAGAACCTGCTGGAGCTGATCCAGCACCTCGCGCTCGTAGGCCAGGCGCAGATACCAAAGCGATCCGCCAGGCGTGTAATTGCGCAAGAGCTGCACAAACTCGCGCCCGGCGCGCGTCTCCTCGCCAAGCGCCAGCTCGCGCGCATTGCCGACCGTGAAGCGCAGCATATCATCCAGGAAACCCACGCCTGGACCGGCCAGCGTTTCCGCGATCCCGCCTCCAAAGCGGTTCACGTCAGAGAAGAAGAAATCCCCGAAGATGCCAGCGCCGCCGCCCTGGGCAATCGCGGCCGTCCAGAACTCGGCGCTGCCCATGTCGCGCGGATCGCGTCCCTTGGCCGTCTCCTTCATCTGGATCGCCAGCGCGCCCAAGATCGTGTTGCCGACCAGGAGCCCGGCCGCGTAGGACAGAGCCGATCCCGGCCGTCCCTGGTAGGCTTCTGCCATGATCCGGCCGAACTGCGTTACCAGCATCGTGACGGGAAAGCTCTTGAACTGTAGCCCGAAGCGCAGGAACTCGCCCGAGATTGAGCCAGGCTGCGTGCGGCCGAGAACCATTGCCTTGCCGAAAATGTTGGTGCTGGGCACCGCAAACTCGGTCAGGCTGGTGATCGCCTCCATGTAGCGATCCGCCACGCTCGCATCGCCCGCCTCCTCGATCTCCTGGGCGCGCAGGAGCTGGAGCCCGTTGTCAGTCTGGTGCAGCCGCGCCCGCTGTATCACCGGCCAGTCGTTCTCCCCGATCCCGTAGCTCTTGAACATGCGCTGCGTGCGCGCCGGAAGATCGCCCCAAGAGCCCGCCTTCCACTTCGACGCCTGGGACATGAACTCCAGCCCGAAAGATTGTCGCTGCACCTCCGTCAGCCAACCCAGGCCCGAGGCGCGGATCGTGAAGTCAGCCATGCGCGCCGCCGCCTCGACGTGCATCTCCTCCATCTCGTAGCGCGCCACCGCGTTGCCGATATCGACCGCGTTCTCGAAGATCAGCCCGGCCTCGTTTGCCTGGGCGCGCATGTCGCGCGAGGTGGCAAGCCGTCCGAGCTGGCGCATGAACCCGAGCTTGGACATGCCGACAAACCCGGCAGCGATCCGCTGGGTGTTGAAGTCCGTGACGCTGGAGATCACCGCAGAGCCCAGGTGCGCGCTCGTCAGGTAATTCCGAAGGGCAGAGGCCCCGCGCGCAAAGCCTGCGTTCTGGGGCATGTTGGAGCGGCCGGTGAACAGGTCCAGCATATCGTCGGCCACCTTCGACTTGCGCCGAGCCTTGTCCAGCGCGTCGGGCTCGGCCGAGCGGCTGGCGAGCTGCTGCGCTGCGTCGGACAGATACCGGAAGGTGTGGAATGGGTTTGGCCCCATCTCCTCCATCATCGAGATATCCATCGCCATGTTGTCGAGGTGGCCCATCATCACGCGGAACGCATCCTGCCCGCTGCCGAAGCGCTCGGAATATCCCATCCAGTCGTCGGCCGAGCGGAACTTGAAGAACCGATGATCGGCGCGCCGGTTATACATGGCCGAGCCATAGCGCGCGGCAGGCGAGCGGCGCGAATAGCCGTCGGTGCGGATCGCCTCGTAGGCGTCCTTCATCAGCACCTCCAGCGTTTCCGGCGTGAAGGCCAGACCGTTGTTGAAGTCCCGGCCCATCGCGTCGAGATCGAGGCGCGGCATGATGAAATCGCGCCACTCCTGATAGCTCGCCTTACGCACCTTGGCCGCATCGTGTGCCTGCGGAAGCCCCCAATCCGCCCGCTTGCCCACATGCCCGCCAGCCGCATTGAACCGGAGCCGCGCTTTCTCTGCCACCCCGGCCCATGATTGTGCGATCGCGCGCGCGCCTGCGTCTCCGCTGTCCTCGCCAAACACCTCGCGCACCACCTTGCGCAGCATCTCGGGCTTGCGCCGATTGCCGACCAGGTTCGCACGGAACGCCTGCACCGCCTGCGTCATGTCGCGCCGGAAGCTGCGCCGCACCGCCTCATACTTGCCCGCCAGGGTCGAGCCTGCCGCGCCGCGCGTGTTTGACACCAGGTCTTGCAGGTATTGCCCAGGGTCCAGCTCGCCACGGATATTCCGGTGCCGCTGGATGCGCTCGATCTGGCGCTGGCTTGCCGCCGCCTGGAGCTGCATCACCCGGCGCTTTTCCGCAGCCTCGGCCCGAGCCTTACCGGCGACGGCGCGCGCGGCCTCGATCTCGGCCTGGGTGTAGCCCATGCTGCGCTGAAACTCGCGGAAGGCGTTGTCGTATTCCCGAAGCACGCGCTGGGCGCGCTCGCGGTCCATCTCGCCACCGGCCACCGCGCGATTGATACAGTCTCGAAGGCTCATGTCTTACCCTTTCACGCAGAGATCGAGGACGGCCACCGCCTCGTCGTCAGCATCCAACTCGGCCGCAAGATCGGCGCGAGACTTCACCACGGCAATCTCGTTGCCTTCATCATCGAACCCACGCGCCACCGGCACCGCGTCGAACAGGTCGAACCGACTAGGATCGTTCGGATCGAACAGCCCGCCGATCTCGGTATCATCGGCAGCGCCGCCACCCCGGCCGAGCGGCTGCGATGCGCGCTGGTCAAGCCTGGTGCGTTCCGTGATAGGCTCAATCCCGTCGAACAGGCTCTGCTCACCGGCGCTTGTCCGCTCCGTGTTGACAGTCCGACCATTGTTGCTTACATCAGGAGAGGAGGTATCCCCCATGAGATTTTTTCTAGTTGACCGCTCCATCCCTGCGCTGGAGCCGGAACCAGGCTCCATGCTGCTGCTTGGCTCCGACGGCACCTGGTCGGACGTATCCCCGGCCGAGGTTCTTTCCGATGAAGGATCGCCCGAGGTGTCCGAGGAGGTGTTCGTCTCCGTCGTGGCCCGGCTGGGCGCTTCCATGCCAGGCGTTTCCTGACCCAAGATCGAGCGCCATTGCGGCGGCAGCTTGTCCATCACACCCGCATAGAGCGCTTCCATGTCGGCCAGCGCCTGCATCCGCTCATTCTCTGGCCGTGACAGATCGCGGTAGACCTCGTAGAGCTTGTGCCCCCGAGCTTCCTTGACCTCGAACATGCCCGGCACCCAGAGCTGAACTTCCCCGAGCTGCCCATCATCGAAAACCACCGTCAGCTTGCGGTCGAAGTATCCCCCCTCGACCACGTTCCAGCCTTCATCGAGAACCCGATACCGGCGCGCCAGGATCGTCACGAACTCCTCGGCCGCTTCCGGCGTCGGGGCATCGACACCACCGCGCGCCACGTCGGTGACGCGGTTCACGTCGCCCGCATACTTGTCCCGCACCTTTTGCTCGGTGCGCTCGCGCCCCTTGAGCGGTGCCGCCCTGGCCGTCACGCCAGCATCCCGCGCCGCCATCTCGATCTCGCGCGTCAGCTCCACATGGTTGCGCGCGCCGCGCTCCATCAGATCATCCACGTCGCGGATCGCCTGGGCTGCTTTCAATCCGGCTTCGAGCTGCGCCGCCTCGGCCGTGTCCATGTCGGGCAGGCGCTCAATCCTCGGCTCGGCCGCTGGCTCGATCCTGGTGTTTGCGATCTGGGCACGCACGCCCGCCCCGTTTACCGGGTCCGAGAAGCCTTCGAGGACGGGATCAGGTGCCGCTGCGCTCGCACGCGCAGGTTCTGCATTGCGTCCAGAAGCGCCAGCTCCTGCCCCAGAGAGGCCATTTCGCTCAACCTCTTGTCGGACAGCATCTGCAACTCGCTGGGCGGCGTCTTTGAGCCGGCCGTTTTCTTTGTAGCCTTTCGCGCCATCGTTCAACGCCTCCGATATTGGCCCGGCCCGGTGCGCCAGGCGCTGCACCGCCGCCAGGGCTTGCTCCACATTCTGCCTGGTCTGCTTGTTCGTCGCTGTGTCCAGGCGGTTCCCGCCGGTTCCCTGGATGCGATCCGCGCGCTCGTCCAGGGTGCGGAACACGCTGCGATCATCGCGCATGATCCGCATGGCCCGCTCCAGCACCTTGGCCCGCTCCAGGTAGAGACTTTCCACAACCTCTTGTTCCCCGAAAAGGTCGGCCGTGATCTCGCGCGACACCGGAGCCTGTAGCGCCTGGCTCAATATGCTTTCGGCCTGGGCCGTCGTCTCGGGTCCGGTGCGCCGCAAGAGCTGCATCATGGCCGCGTGCATCTCGGGATTGTCCACCATCCTGCCCACAAGCTCCGCGAAGCGCTCGGGCACCACTTGGTTGATGAACATATCGAACGCCTCGTCGGACAGCCGCGCCAGCGATTGCGCTCGGGCGATGCCAGGACCGGCCGGAAGCTCGGAGATCGCGTCGGGCCGAACGCGCAGCACGCGGGCAGCATCGCGCGCCATCGCGGCCGTCATGCCATCCGCTGCCTCGGAGATGTTCTTGAGTGCCGCCAGCACCCGCACGTCCTCGGCCGTAAAGCCGTCGATCTCGCGGAACACGCGCGCGGCCAGCCTGATCTCGTCTCCGGTCTGTTCCATGATCCGCCGGGCAAGCGCCGTGCGCTGGTGCCCATCGGCCACTGCCCGCGATCCGTCGGCGTATTCATAGACCAGCGTGATCCCCGCGCGCTCGGGTCGCCACTCTGTCACGTTGAGGAGCTTGGGCGTCACGCCGCCTTCGCCCACGATCTCGCTCTTGAACTGAAACACGTCGGCTTGCACCAGGAGATCGCGCGGGTCCACCTCCTCGATCTCGCCATTCAGGATCGAGGCGCGCGGCGTGGCGAAGGTCGGCCGGTCGGGCATGTCGGGCACGCCACCCTCGTGCGCCGCCTGTGCGGCCGTCTGGGCGCGCTCCTGGTGTTCGCGCAGCCCTGTGGGGTCGCCATCGCTCGCACCGGCCTCCTCGTCCTCCACGTCGCGCCTGACAGCCTGTGCCAAAGTTTGCAGCTCCGCATCGCCCGAGGCATCTGCCACCTCGATCAAAGACGCGCGCCGATCTCGCACCACCTCGCCCAGCCTGGTGATCGAGCGCAGCCCGCCGCCGAGCGTGCCGCCGACCGCAAAACCGAAGGCCGCGTTTTCCAAGATGCTTTCCTCGGGAAGCCCGAGGTCGCGCAGGAAGCGGTTGCGGGTTGGCGTCGTCGCGGCCTCGGTTGCCGCGTTGATCCCGCCCTCGATCAGCGCTGTTGCCAGGATGCCAGCCCGCGATGCCGCCCCGACGGGCAGGGTCACAATGCTTTCGATGTTGTCGAAGCCCGCGCCAAAGCCCCCGACAAGCTGCCCGGCGAGGCCAGATGCGCCCCGGCTCCGTCTCAGGATTTCATCCTCGCGCTCGACGCGACCTAAAAGCTCCTGCTCCATTTGTTCACGGCGATCAAAAAAGGCAGACGGCGCAATCTCGGCAGGATAGGCAACGCCAGCCGCCTCCAACTCCCCTATAAACCGCGTCAGGGTTTCCTCGTCTGGATGAAATCCTTGATCTTGAATTGCCTGGAACGTCTCCAACGAAATAGGCGAGTTGTTAGGAGCGCGAGCGCTGTTCTCGACACCGTAGGAAAACAAGTCTGGTGCCATTGGTCGGATAGTGCTGTTGAAGTAGCCAATGAACGGATCGTAGACCTCATTCAGAAATCGGTTCCTGGAACCAAGCTCTCCGACCATTTGCTCGCGCTCGAACATTGCGCCAGCGGCTTCACCAAACGTCGCTCTCGGCCCTGCCGTTGCGCCAGGATCAATTGGCTGAAGCTGAACCAGTCTTGCCATCACTCGAACTCCCGCAGATCAAAGGTCAGGATGCCGCGCTGGTCGCCGTTGTCGGTCAGGAACACGTTGCCGTCAGCATCGACCGGAACCAGGATGTGCGGATCGTCAGGCGACGGCCGCAGCCCTTCGATGGAGCGCTCCAGCTCGCGCGCCGAAAACGGCCGTCCGAACCGATCCACCACCATGCCGCGCGCGAGCTGCGTCAGCGTCTCGTCGGTCAGCCCACCGATTGCCCGGTTGACGCGGCGACGATCCCAGGAAGGCGGCAGGAGCGTGGTGCCATACCGGGTTTCGGCCATGCCGCCGGTGCCGTCTGCCTGCTGCCCCAGGGCGATCTGGTAGCCCGTCTCTAGGTCGCTTGCCTCGATAGCTCGGCCACCCTCTGCCAGCGCGAGGCCGCGCGCGTAGGCCAGCGCCGTGGTGTCCAGGTCGCGGATGCCCTCGGGCGCGATCATGTCGGCCTCCAGGAGCGGCCCCAGGGCCACCTCGCGCGCCGTTGCCAGGTCGGTGGAGCTGCCGCCATCCAGGCGCGTGTCCACGGCACCGCGCAGGATCACGCCCGCCGCCTGCTGATTGCCCATCGAGTAGACCGCCCCGGCCGCGTAGATCACCGGCTCGGCTTGCCCGATCCTGGAGAACACCGCCATCGCCTGATCCTCGCCCATCTCGGCCACCGCGCCAACGAACGCTGCCCGCTGCCCGCGCGAGCTGTTCTGAAACACCTCGGAAATCTGGTCCAGCTCGGCCTGGGTCAGCGGCACCGGATGATCCACACCCTCCGGCCGCGTGTGCGGTGCCAGGAGGTTGACGCGCTCGGCAATGACCGCACCCACCTGGTCCATCGTTTCGGCCCCCTCGAAGCTCGGCAGCTCGACGCCGACCGAACGGGCGAAGCGCGCCGGATCATCCGCAGCCATGCCGCGCCGGTGATCGGACCACTCGCTCAATCGCTCGATCACGCGCTGGGTTGTCAGGGCCTCGGCCCCGTAGCGCTGCCCCTGCGCAGCCAGAACAGTGAGCGCGCCGCGTGCATCCTCCAGCACCACCTCACGCTGGGCGGCGCTCATGCCTTGCAGGCTTTCAACGTCGCGGTGGAAAGCCTCGACCTCGTTGATCGCGGCCAGCACCTCCTCGTTGCCCGCAGCCTGGGCGCGCAGCCCATCATAATCCACTTCGTCGGCCGTGCCGCCGTTGAGCGCCAGTTGCTCGATCAGCGGCAGGCCAATCGTCTCGGCCGTCACCGCGTCCTGCACCTGCTTGATCCGGTCCTGGAGGCTTTCGATGATAGCCGCGCCGCCCAGGTCCAGCTCGCCGCGTTCGGCTGCGTCGGCCATGTCGCCACGGATGCGCTCGACGTAGCTCATAAGCTGGTCGCCCGTCATGCCGTGCGTTGCCACCTGGGCGTCGGCCACCTGGAACTCCATCTGCGCCTCGCGCTGGAGATCGGGGAACGGGGAAAGAGCTGCCAGGATGCGCGCGCGCTCCTCTTGCGGGATCGCCACCGGCACGCCTGCCTCGCCCATCGACACATAGGCGTTGATCGTGTCGCGCATCCCCTGCTCAAGACGCCGCCGCTCCGCTTCCGCCGCAGTCCGTCGCGCGCTTTCGGCCGAGCGTGCCCGGCTTTCCATCGAGCGCAGCATCTCCAGGCTTTCGCCCGCAGGCAGGGGAGAATTGCCGGAGAACACCTGCCGCCGGAACTCGTCCACATACTGACCAGGCGCGGCCGAGCGCATGAAGTCCGCCTCGATCATCATGCGCCGCGCGCCCATCGTGATCTCGGCCATGTTCGAGGCGATAGCGTCGGCCGACATGGTGCCTGCGCGTGTCGGGTCTGCCGGATAGACGCGCCCGGCGATCTCGAAGCCTTCGCGCGGCCCGAACTGCGCCAGGGTGTCGGTTGCCTGGGCCATGTGATCCGCCAGCTCGGCCGCTGTCGCGCCGGTCAGCGCCAGGCGCTCGGCCTCGGAGCGCGTCGTGGTGACGATCTGCCCCAAGGCTTCCTCTTGGCGCGCCATCACGCGGCGCTGGGAAAGCTCGATTGCCTGGCGTTCTGCTGCGATCCTGCCCCGGTCGAACTGCGCTTGCAGCTCGGTTGCCAGGCCCGGCATTTCCTGGGGAAGCTCGGACATGACTTGCGCCCGCACGCTTTCCATCTCCTCGCGCAGTTTGCCGATATCGCCATCGGCCCGCTGCATCGCCGCGCGCATCCCCTCCTCAAGCGCCGATTGCGCCCGAGCTGTAATCACGCGATCCGCCGCCCGGTTGAACGCTGCGTCCCGAACCGTGAACGGCATACGAGGCTCGAAGGTCGAGCTGTTCAGCGTCTCCAGCTCATACTCCGGCGTGCCTGGCACGGTCACGGTGATGCCCTCGCGCCCCGCGCGCTCATTCGCCTTGTCGATCCAAAGCGCCGCAAAGTCTCGCGCCGTCATGGTGTCGGGGTTGCCGCCATTCAGCCGCACCGCCTCGCGCCCGACAACGGCCGAGGCCAGCATGGGAGCTGGTGCCGTCAGGAGGTTGATCGCGCCTTGCGCGCCCTGCTGGTGCGCCAGGTAAATCTCGCCCACGGTCGGCTGTCTGCCCAGCGCCGTGGCAAGCGTTGACATATTGTCCCGCGTGAAGCGCGCGCCCGCATCCGCCGCCTGGTCCACGTCAAAGCGGTTTTCGAGCCCGTATTGCGCGGCCGTGCCGTCGATGAACTGGAACAGGCCACCGGCCGAGCTGCTGGGGTTCTGGGCGTTCGGGTCGAAGCTGCTTTCGAGGCTGGCAATCACGGACAAGACGCCGGGATCGACGCCGTGCGCCTCGCCAGCGCGCGCGATAGCCGCCCTGACGCGCGTAGGGCCAGGCTGGAGCCCATCCCCCTGCGCGCCCATCGTCACCGACGTGCCGCGCCCCTGGAGCTGCCGCAGGCCCCACTGTGGGCCGCGCTCGTCAACCGCGGCTAAAGCCTCTTGCTCGCCGCGTGCGGTCTGCACCTGCTCGACGGCCGGGCGGATGAAGCTATTGGCCGATCCAAGGATATCCTGGAAGGCGGCGAAGGTCTGCTCGCGCCCACGGCCAAGCTCCGCGCGAGGCGAAACCTGGGGAGTGACAAGGGCAGGGCCGTAGCGGCGAATTGAAGGCATGGTTTACCCCGTCAGTTGATACGCATCGACGCCGATCTGTGCCGCACGGCCGAAGCCCGCCAGCATCGAGGATCGCGCCTCGGACATGAGGCCCCGCGCCCGAAGGCGGGACATTGCGGCGCGGTTGTCCGCGTTGCTCCTGGTCACGTCCAGGTTCCGCTCGGCCAAGCGCTTGGTGCTTTCGGCCACGTTCACCGGCGTGCCGATCCCGATATCGAGGCCGTTGGCGAGCTGGATCACCTTTTGCTCGCCGGTCAGCTCGGCATATTCCCGCGCCAGGTCACGCGATTGCGCCGCGCCCTGGGCTTGCTCCTGGAGCCCCTGCACCCTGGCGAACGCCGCCTGATCCTTCGCGGCCCGGCTCGCGGCCACGCCCTGCCCGATTGCCGCCAGGGCCGACCCGGCGCTCAACACCTGGGACAGCGTGACGACACCGGAGCCCGCCGCAGCGGCCCCAGCGCCCGCCGCAGCACCTGCCCCGGCCCCTGCTGCACCAGCTCCTGCAAAGAGCGTCCCGACGGAAGCGGCGGCGCTGGATACGGCCGTCCCGATTGCCATGAAAACTGTTGCCATGCCCGCCTCCTAAAATCTCACGTCGTAGGTTATCGACCGCATCAGGAACGGCATAGGCTCGATCTGCGTGATCTCCACCGTCGGCTCCTTCTGCCAGCGGCCAAGCCCGCCTATCCGCTTCGGGCCGGTGAATAGCACCTCCTCCAGCGTCGGGTCCATCAACCCGCTGTCGTAATTCTGGAGCGACACCTGGCGCGGCCTGCCCCCGTCGTGCCCGGTGATCGCCACCGCGCCGGTGCGTTCGAGCTGGATCAGGGCACGGAACACGCGCATGTTCTGCATGGTCGGGGAGAGGTCGCCCTTGCCCTTGTAGGGATGCAGCACAATGCGCGGCACCTGGCGCAAGCCCACCTCGGCCGAGCTGGCAAAGCTGGCGTTGCCCAGGTCGATGGAGCCCGAGGCAACCGTGAAGGCCCCGAGCGGCAAGCCGTCGCCATGCACCTCGACCTCCTGCCCATCCAGCCAAGGATAGGCCGACACGTCGATGGTCGAGCCGGAGCCCGAGATCGAGACGCTGCAATCCGACATGGACGCATCATCGAATTGTTCCAGGAAGTGCCACTTCGCCCCGGCCAGATCGCGCTCGACCACCGCGAACGCATCACCGCCCTGCGTTGTGGCGAACTCCAGCGGCTTGCCCTGGGTCTTGACGCGGAAAAACCCCGTCACCTGCTGGGCGCGGTCGATCACGATCATGGCCGCTGGCACCTCGTTGCCGCTCCGGTCGATGCCGGTATTCGCAGCCAGGAGAAGCGTCGGTTCGTCCACGTCGCGCGCACGGCGCAGCACCAGGGATCGAGGCGACGACATGAGATGCCCGGCCAGGAGCGACACCGGCTCGGCCGAGTAGCTTTGCTCGGTGTCGGTGAACAGGTATTCGCGCAGCGCCCGGCCGTTGCGATCCACAAACATGGTGCCGCCCTGCACGTCCACCGGCTTGACCTGTGGGCTCGATCCGTGGCGGCTCGTCACCTTGAGCGCGATGTTGTCGATGGTGATCGGCTCGTCAGGCACATAAAGCTCGGCCGAGCTGGTGAATATCTGGAGGTGTCGCCCTGGATAGATGTTCTGGATCGTCACCTGATCGTCAATGTTGGGCGCGACCACGATAGGCGATGCCGCCACCGGGTCCGCGTCCTCTTTGAAGTCGAACAGCGCACCGGCCCGGCTCCCCACCAGAACGTCGGGCCGCGCCTTGAAGCCGCCCATCCAGTGCCTGCCCTGGTAGAACGTGCCGCAGCTCGGATAGCCGCGCGTGGCGCTCCAGAGCGCGTCAAAGTCCTTCTTGCCGAACTGCTTGCGGGACAGCACCACCGTGCCGTCGCCGGTCAGAATGTCGATCACCAGGATCGGCCAGGGCTTCTTGCCGTCCTTGCCGGTAAACTCGACCTCCAGCTCCGCGTTCGCGCCCGATCCCTGGTTTACGCGCACCGTCACCGACGTGATATCGGTCAGGCCCTCGATTGCCGCCTCCAGGTTGGCCGCGTTGGTCGATGCCGTGTTGGTCCAGGCGATCTCGTCGCTGGCCTCGCCGTTGTATTCTACCAGGAGCTTGTGCCCGCTCGCCATGTCGTCAAAGCGCAGGAACTGGATTTCATTCTCGCCGCCGCCGACGTTGCCGCTGTCGAAGGAGAACTCGGTGATGGTGTCGAAGGCCAGGGCGTTCGAGCGCCAGTCGGTGTCGCTACCGAGGCGCTGCACCACCCAGGGCGCTTGATCCTGCTGATAGAGGATCAGCGTGTCCAGGTTCGGCGCGCTCTTGGCCGCTGCCGCCTGGGTGTCGGTGTGCGGGATCGCGGTGCAGGCCACCCATGCGCCGTCGCTGCCTCGGAACACGTCGCAGCACCCGGCCGTCAGAACCAGGATATACTCGTCCTGGATCGTCGCGGTCAGGCGGTGAATGGAAAACTGCCCGACGGTCGCGCCGCTGCTGTATCCGGCCTCCAGGTGCATCTCCACCTGGGACAGCTCGACGGTCGCGCCTTTGAGATCGACGGCCGACGGGTTGTCCACGATCACGCGCCAATAGCGCGCGGTGCCCAGAAGCTGATCTGGAGCCGCTGCGAACCGCCGGTCATAGGCCACGTTGCCCACGGCAAAGGTGTCTGCATCTGTCCAGGTTGATCCGTCGGAGCTGCGCTGCAAGGTCAGATCGGCCGACGTGACACCGGCCGGGAACTCCACCACGCGCAGATCGCGCGCATCCACCAAGGAAACCGCCTGTGCTGATCCGAGATCGACGCGCAGCACCTCGTATGCGGTCGCTGTGCCGATGCCCTTCACGGCCGTGCCGCCCGAACTGTAAGCCCCAAGCGCCGAGCTGTCGAAGCCATCCAGCTCGAAGGTGTCGGCCGTCAGCACCGTGATCGCGCCCTGGTGGCCGTTGATCGAGGTTGCCAGGATTTGCTCGGCCGTGCCGCCGGTCGAGTATGCCGTGAAGCCGGTGCTGTTGGTGCCGTCCAGGGAAAACGTGTCGCTGGTCAGCACCGTGATCGTGTAGGTGCCGTTGTTCAGCTCGGTCATGCCCGAGATGCCGGTGATCTCGATGGTGTCGCCAGTCGAGAACCCATGCCCTGCCGCCGTGATAACGCAAGGGTTTGCCTGGGTCGCGTTGGTGATCGAGGCGGTCACACCGCTTGGCACGCCCATGCCCTCCACCCCGTCGATCCGCACGCGGTCGCCGGTCGAGTAGCCGTGCCCGGTGGCCGTCACCACTGCCGGGTTGGCGTTCGAGATGCCGCTGATCGTCTTGCTCGATCCGGTCTGGAAAAGCGTCGTCTCGTCGCCGTCGGTGAGGTTGCCGGTGGTGCCGCCGTTGGTGCCGGTGACAGTTGCGCCGCCCAGGCTAATCTCCGAGATCGGGCCGCGCTGGAGCGCTCGATACCGCCACCCCTCGCGGCGCTTGGCCCCGCCCTGGGGCAGAGGCACGGCGTTCTCGATGATCCTGGCCGAGTTGTAGAAGAACGACACGTCCTCGCGGCTCCAAAGGAGCGGGTCGAACTCCCCGGCCGAAAGGCTGGTCTGAATGTGTCGGCTCGTCGGCATTACCGATATCCTCCGAAGCGCGCGCCCCAGATCGGATCGTGATCGTCCAGGAGCGAGCGTGTCGGGTCGCCGGTGGCGTCGGCCTCGGTCGCGGTGCGAAGCAAGCCGCCCCGCCCGAACTCGCTCGGGTTGCCATAGGCGATCTGCCGGTGGAGCTGTTCCTTGCTGGCGTTCTCGGTGACGGGCAGCGCCAGGGTCGCGGCAATGGCCTCGATTGCGAGCGTGTGGAAGTAGCCCGGCCATTGGCTTTCCGGCACGCGCCAGATGTATTCGATCACCACCTGGTCATAGTCCGCGAACAGCCACCGCTCCTGTATCTCGTAGAAGAACACCTGCGGCGCGCGGGTTTGCGTCGAGTTGAACACGGACAGAGGCTTGCCGACGCGATCCGTGCGCAGGGTCGGCAGAAGGAAGGCGCGCTTCCACTCGTTCAGCGGCAGGCCCGCCGCGTCCTCGGCCAGCACCTTGCGCCGTGTGGCAAAGCTCCAGTCGTAGGAGCTCAAGAGCTGGAGGATCGTCGGCTCATAGAGCTGATTGACCTTCTCGGCCGTGTCGCTGTCCTCCTCAAACGACGAAATCGCCGGTTCGCCCAGGCGAGCCAGCGCTTGCGATGCCACGTCCACTCTGCTGTCCGTCATGTCAGCCCCCTAAGAAAAAGGGCCAGGGCCATGACAGCCCCGGCCCGCCCCTCGCATCCACACCCCAGCGGATTAGGCGAAGGCGTCGATTGCCGCGATGGTCACGACACCGGCGCTGATTGCCGACACATGAGCGTCGAAATCGGCGTCCGAGGCGTGGATCAGGATGCGGTCGCCAACACTCAGAATGTCGGCTGCGGTGTTGAAGTATCCCGCGCCCTTGACGGCCGCTTTCGCGTCGGAACCGGCGTTGTAGCTGAAAATCTTGATGCCACCGCCGGAGCCACTGTGGTTCTCCAGTCCTTGCAGGTTGAAAGCCATGTTGCTTCTCCAGGTAAAGTTTCAGGAGAGGGCGAGCGCTAGGCCCGCCCCCTGGTGGCGCTTATGCGCCGTCCTCGTCGCAGGTGATCTCGACCACGCCACCGGCGTCGATCTCGATGGAACCGGCCGAGAACAGCATGTTGGCGAGCCAGCTCGTCTTGGTCGGGATGTAGTTGACCTCCATCCGCTGATCCATGCCGATTGCGTGCCCGATTGCCGACTTCGCATAGGCGAAGGTGGTGCGGTCGCCGCCGGTCAGGTCGAGCCCGCCTTCGGCGCGGGACGCGATCCACTTGAACGACATGCCGAGAAACTGCGAGATATCGCCGTTGACCAGGGCGCGCACCGTGTTGAAGTCCGCGCTGGTGGCCTCGGTTTCGCCCAGAAGGCCCTCACGCCCAGCGTAGGAACCGACATAGGTGATATCCTCGTCCTCGCCCACGCCATTGTCGCCCAGGAGGCGCGATGCACGGCGCAGCTTGTCCACGTTGAGGTTCGTGTTGGCCCCGCCGATGGAGCTTGCCACGGTCAGCGTGGTGGAGGTGGCTTCGAGCGCGTCGATGATAAGCTGATCCTCGCGGCGCGAGATCGCCTTGGCGATGGAACCGGCCAGCTCCTCGCGCTCGGAGATGTTGGTTTTCGCATCATCGAAAACGTCGGTGTATTCGGCGGCGTTCCAATCTTCGAGCGTTGCGGTCGCGTTGGTGTGCGCGAGGTTCATCGGCACAACGTCGGTCTGCTTGACGCGGCGGGTTGCCAGGCCAGCGGCCAGTTTCGGGAAGCGGTGGGTCGAGCCCACGACGCCGGTTTTGATCCGCACGGTATCGCGCAGCTTGCCCATATCCTGATAGGCGTGCTTCACATCAGCGTCGAAGCTGGCGATTGCTGCGGTGGAGAGAGAGGTGGACATTGCGTCACTCCTTCAAGGTTTCAATCGGGGGAGATCGAGGGCCTTGAGGGTCGCGGGCCTGTCGCCTAAGCCGGGTGCCGTTCCTCGCGGGTCTGCATCTTGTGCGCCAATATGCCACCAGCCGCGCGATCTGGCAAGCGTGCATAAAAAAACGCCCCGGCGGGAGGAGATTGCCGGGGCGTTCCAACAGGGAGGTTTCATACAGGCTTTCGCCCGCATCGCACCTATAGCACGCCGGAGCGGATCGAGCCAGTCGGTTGCGGCGAGTTGCCAAACGCCTTTTGCATCAGGCGTTGTGCCTCTGCCATTGCCGCGTCCTTCTCCGCGCCGGGCTTCATCTTGCTGGCCTGGGCGTGCCGGGAATAGGCTTCCTGGGGTGTCACCGATCCATCCGCGCCGTCTGCCACAGGGATCGGCTTTTCGCCCATCTCGCCGGTCAGAATGCGGTGGAAGATGCGCGCTGCGCGGCCGGTGCCGACCATTTGCGAAAACTCGGCAATGTCCTGCTCGTCCTTGAGAACGCCGCGCTGGGCCAGCTTCTCGGCATAGGTGCCGATGGTGTTGACGATGGTGCTGGCCTCCTTCTGGCCGACCTCTTGCACCAGGCTCGCCATCTCTTGCTCGCCGCTGATCCGCGCTGCCTCCTCGTTCGACACGCCGATGGGCATACCGTTCTCCGCGATGCCGGACAGGCCCTCGCGCATGAGCTGGGTGAACGCCTTGTCAGGGATGCCGAGCTTGTGCGCTGCCTTGCGGAACGCATCGACATAGGGCTTCGAGGCTTCGCTGTTCAGCTCCTCCGCGATCTTGTCGTCGTCGCCATCGGGATCGAATTTGTAGCCGTCGGGATCGTCGGGCACCGCGCCTTCCAGCTTGCCCTCGCCCTTGCCCTTCTGGGACAGCTCGCGCCGCGCGCCCTGGTAAGCCTTGCTCAGTTTCGCCAGCGTCTCGTCAGCCGACGAACCAACCAGATGATCCGGCAGCTCCATACCGTCAGGAAGTTTCCAGGCGTCACCGTCGCCCTCGCCTTCCTTGGCCTTGCCCTTGGTGGCGAAGTCCAGGATCGAGGAGCCCTGGGAACCGCTACCTCCTTCGCCTTCTCCACCTTCGCCGCCAGTGCCTTCGCCCTCGCCGCCGCTGCCGCCGTCTCCGTTGCCTTCGCCCGAACCTCCCGAGCCTTCATCGGCCGGGCTCCAAACGGGGGCGTGATATTGCCAGAATTTCCACATGCACGTCGTCTCCTTGTTTCGCTGGGGTGTGGGTTTTCAGATCAGCCCGCGAGGAGCTGGTTCACCTGGTCGTTGACCTCAATCTTCGCCTCGCGCAGCCGTGTTACAGCGGGCCATTCGGCCGTGCGGTTGCCGTCCTCGTCAGCGACGAACGCCTGGTGGTCGAACTCCTTGATCGCCGCGTCCATCTCCTCGTTCAGCCGCGTGATCGCGCGCTCGATCCGACGGCGCGAGCCCCGGTTCACCTTGGAGCGCGTCAGCTCGCCCTCGACCGGAGCGGGCAGCGCCGCCTTGGCCTCTGCGATCTTGGCCTCCAGGTCGGCCACCGTCTCGTTGCTGTCCAGCTCGATCCCGAGGCCCTTGGCCTCCTCGATCAGATCATCCTTCTTTGCCATTGCCTTCTCCTTCATGCGCCAGGGCGATGTTGTGAACGATATCGAACACGACTTGCGCCATGCCCTCACGGTAGAACGCCGCGTCCGGTCCCTGGCCTGGGATGCAGCGTGTTACGTTGACGTAGCGGTTATACATATCCGCCAGCACCTCGCGCCCGGCAGGCGTCGAGAACACCACCGAGTAAAGCTCGGGATCGACCCCTTGCCGGATCGGTGCCTGGTCCTCGGTGCGCCGCATGAGATCGCGCCAGGCTTCGCTGTCGCCATTCTCGAACAGGGCGTCGAGCCCGGTGTTACCGTCTGCCATTTCGTTGCGCCTCCTGCGCTTCTTGCTCCTGGACGGCCTGCGCTGCCACCGCCGGATCGGCACCCTGGGCCGCTGCCCCTTGCGCCGCCGCCGCCTCTTTCAGCTTGGCCTTCTGTTCCTTGGTGGTGCGCAGGTCCATCGGCACGTTCATCAGATCGCCAAGGCGCGGCGTGACTTTCTCCAGGTCCATCTCAAACCCCATGAGCTGATCGCCGCCAATGGCTTTCAGCATCTCCATGAAGCGCACGATGTTCTCGACCTCCTGCATGGCCTCGCCCCGCGCGAGCGGGCTTGTCATGCGCACCTCGATCAAAAACTGGTCGATCTTGAGCCCCTGGGTCGGCAGTATTTGCTTCGCCTCCAGGATATCGACCACGCGCTGCACCGACGGGATCACGAACTCGGCATAGAGACGGCCGAGGCCACCGGCCTGGTCTGCCACCAGCTCGCGGGCACGCTGCACGAACTCGGTCGCCGTGCGGATCGGGCCAGCCTCGGGCGGCAGGCTGTTGTCACCGATCACCTTGCGAATGTTCATGTGGAGCGTGTCCAGCACCAGCTCGCCAAAGTCGATCCGCTGGGGGTTGTCGAGGCGCTGGAGGCTCGGCCCGTCCGGCCCGCCGTTGCGGCGCACCTTGATGATCGAGTAGGGCTTGATCGAGATCGGCCCGTTCACCGCCCCGTCGGTCGCGGTGTAGACCCCAGCCACGGCCACGGCCACGGCGCGAAGGGTCAGCTCCACGATCTTGTTGGCGGTGCGGATATCGGGCAGGGCGAACAGCACCGGACCCCGGCCCCGGTTCTCGCCGGGCAGCTTGGAGTAGCGCGGCGTCACGAAAGGCGACGTGCGGCTCTGGCGCTCGACCAGGCGGGCCTTGTCGGCCCCCTTTTGCCAGAACACCTCGTAGCGGAACGGCGCTTCCTTCTCGTCATAGTCGCGGTAGACCACCGAGGCGAGCTTGACCATCGGCGGCGTCGGCTTCGCGGCCTCCTCTTGCAGCTTCTCCGGCAGCGTGGCGTCGGGCCATTCCGTCGTGATCGCATCGGCGCGCAGCTCGTGCCAGAAGAACCAGCGATCCAGCCGCCCGTTCGGCCCCTCGTAGGCGTAGAAATGCGACATGGGCATGGCCTGGAACACCACCGGCTCGCCCAGGAAGTCGTCGTTCGGCGTGATCTTCATCCCGCCCTGCCCATAGTGCCAGTCGATGTAGGTTTCGTTCGAGGCTGTCGGGAAGCCTGGCCCGTTGAACACGGCCTGCACGATCTTGGTGATCGCCTCCAGCTCGGCCTTGCTTTCGTCCTTCGGCTTGCCCACGGCCTCCTGGAACGTCTCGTCTGGCATTTGCTCGGCCGCTGGCCCCAGGCCGATCTCGAACCAGTCCTGGAACTGCGGTGTGAAGTCGGATGAAAGCCGGTTCGCCGCGCGGATCACCGACACCTGGGGCGTGCTGTCCCAGTTGTAAGCCGCCTTCTGCTGGCCCTCCTTCCGCTTCACGAAATTCTCGCGGTCGGGGAACGTCAGCTCCATCGCCTCCTTGTAGATATCATCGGAGGCTTCCTTGTCGCTCTTGGCCTTGGCTATCGCCTTCCAAGCCTTTTCAACGTCCCACTGTGCCACGATCAGCCCCCAAGCGTATCTTTGAGGCGCTGTGACAGGTTGCCGATCAGCATGTCCCGCCCTCGCGTGCCTGCACCGGCACCACCGCCACGCTCGCCGCGCTGCTGCGCCCGGTTCGCTTCCTCGTTCGAGGTTTGCCGCTCGCGCCGCGCCTGCGCCGATTGCTTCTCGGCTTCCTTGCTGGCCCCGCCTCCACCAAACATTCCGCTCATGGTCGCCTCCATAGGTATAAACTCATATCCCGACCCGTCGGTGAAAACGCGGTCGCTGGCCCGCAATCTAGCCGAAAACCGAACCATTCGGCAAATCTAATCGCTCTTTGGTCCTCCGAGGCCACCCAGGCACGCAGCTCGTCATACACCGCGCCGCTGTCGCGGAAGATCGTGTATAGCCGGAACAGCGGGCGAAGCTCGGCCGAGGATCGGATTGCAGCGCCGGGATACGACACGAACCAGCCGCGCCGGTTTACGTCGGGCATGATCGCCATGCTGGCAACGAACTCGCCGTGATCGTCCTCCAGGGTCCAGGCCCACTTAGCCGTCGTCGCCACCATCTCGGGCAAATACGGTTGAGCCAACGCTTCCGCTTGTTCCTCGGGCCTTAGCCTCTGCAACATCTCGCTCAACGTCCTGTTGCCGGTGATCCCCGGATGGAGCATTGCCATAGCCTTCATCTCCCTTGATGCGTCCGGCCCAATCGGCTTTCGCCACGGTGCGCGCCGCCAGTCTGCGGTTGCCTCCCTCCTGGTCGCTCGATCCCTGGAGGTGGTGCGGTTTCAGGTCCAGGTGGAACTCCTGGCAGTCGATCCGATGCCAAACGCCCTCGCGGATCGGCAGCTTGCCCACCACGGCGCGAATGAACGTCGAGCGGCGCATGTGGATGCGGCCCTTGCTGTCGGTCCTGACCACGCCGGAGCGCGGCCACACGTCGTCGTCGTGAACCATGAAGCTCGGCAGCATCGCCACGTTACCCTTGCAGGCGCGCATCAGCGACGGGATGGATAGGTCGAGATCGGGATCGGTCATGTAAGCCCCCAGGATTTCAGTATCGCCTCGGCCTCGGTGACGGATCGCACCACGGCATAGCTCGCACCGGCCCGCACCAGGTCGCGCTGGATATCCTTCTGCGCATCGCTTTGGCTGCTGTCGGCCTTGACCTCCAGGAAGTAAGCTCGGCCCTGCCAGATGATCTCGATATCCGGCCAGCCTGGCTTGGTGCCCAGCTTGCGAGCCTTGGCGATCTGGCGCGCGGCCTCGGCCCCGGCCATGTCCAGCTCGTTCGGGCTGTGGTGGTAGATCGCATCGCCTGGCAACGCGAGATCGAGGAGCTGGAGGATGCCCTTGTGGATCGGCCCCTCGCGGTCCTGGCGCGGCGCGCTGTGGTCGCCGTCGGCCTTGTAGAACGCCTGGAGCTGGGCGGCTGTCATGCGGTTACTCATGGCCGATACCCCAACTCCCAGCGGCGATAGCTTGCCAGGTTCTTGATCTGGATCGCCATCGTTCGAGCATCGCCGCCTTCGCGCACCAGGATCGCAACGTGCCGCCCGTAGTGCTTGGCCGCATGGTTCACGTCTCCCACCGTCGGGCTGTCGCGTAGCGCCTGCTTGATCTGGTGGACCGTCACGCCCCGGCCGTCGCCTCGATCTGGGCACGTCGGGCAGGTGTCGGGATAGACCTTGCCGCACCCCTCGCAGATGAACATGGCCTCGCTCATGCCGACACCGCCGCGAAGCATTGCACCGCCACCCCGAGGAACCCAGCGAAGTAATCCGCCGCCTCGGCACACTCCAGCGGCGTGGGATACGCCCCCAGCTCGGGCAGTCCAGGCAGCATCGCCAACGCCCTCCAGATCGCGTCACCCATCGGTCGCCTCCGCGTTGATCGCGTCACAGATCACCCGGCAAAGCTCGGTCTGCGTTTCCTTGCCTCGCAGATCGTCAGTGTGGCACAGGATCGCCACCTGTCCGATCATCCGCCCATCATCCGCGATCAGGTGGACGCTGTTGCCCACCACGCTGGAATAAGCACCCATCTCGGCCTTGATCTTCATTCCTTCCCCTCCGCTCTGCGCATCCGGCGGATCGCCCGGTGCATGATCCTGGTTCGCTCGCGCTGATCCCATTCAAGGATCGCTTTTCTGCGCTCGATCCGAGCGTCCAACACGTCAAGCCGTTGATCTTCCTCGGCTTTTGTAAATCGCTTCCAAGGCGGCGTCACGGTTTCGCGCTGCACGTCGTCCTCGGCCATGATCGCAATTCCCTTGTTTTGTTCGGAATTGCATACACCCTGCCCCGCTGCACGGTCAAGCGAACACGTCAAAGTCGCCATCAGCCTGGAAGGATGCCGGTCCTTTCCCGAAGTCCTGCCTGCCGCCCAGACGGTCGAACTCGCCCACACCCAGGAAGCCATAGCCCGCCCCGTCGCAGATGTGGCTTTCGTCGTTCTTCGAGGGCTTGTCGGCATAGCGATCCTCGCCGGACACGGCCAGCCGCTTGAAGTGCCAGGCACCCATGAGCCCCTTGTGCAGCATCGGGCAGTTGCGCTTGTTGACCAGGAGCCCTGGCTTGCCCTCGATCATCCGCTCGCACGGCCCGGCCAGCGCCGCGATCCGCATCTTCGGGTCTTGGGTCGGCGCGGGCTCCAGGTTGATGCCGTGTTGCGAGCGCAGCCAGTCGAAGGATGCCGTCTCGAATATCTCGTCGCGCTTGCCACCGGCCGGATCGCCCCAGCCCTTGCCGGTCAGCCCCTTGGCGACGTGATCGGGGAAGTGCTTGACCAGGGCCTCGCCCACCAGCTCGCCAAAGCGCTTGATCCCCATGTCGAAGCACACCACCTCGCGGTGCGCGAGCAACACGCCCTTGGGATGCCGCTGGAACAGGAGCGCCGAAGGCTGGAGCGTGCCGCCGCCAATGTCGGCCCCGATGTAGATCGGCTCGTCAGGCAGGATCGGCAGGTGATCCACGCCATGCACCTGGCCATTGTATTGCGGGACCACGCGCCGCCCGTCTGTCACGAAGGTGTAGACGCCCTGGAGATAGCTCTGGATTTCCTCCAGCGTCTTGCCTGCCAGCGCGCGGCCGTAGTAGCTCCGCACCCCGAGCGGGTTCGATCCAGCATCGACGCGGGACAGCGCGACCAGGTTCTCTTGCCAGGGGTTCACGATCCAGAACCGATCCGCCGCTCGGATCACCTCGATAGGGCACTCGACGCGCCGCACCTTGCCTCGATACCAGATCAGCACCTCGGCCGACGTGAGGCGCACGCCCTGATACTCGGGGAAATTCTCGTCCACGATCTCGGCACCGCCGCCCCTGGGCTTTACCTCCAGGACGCCGGGCGGTTGCTGGTGGAAGCTGTAGCCCTCGGGCGTCTCGCGGTGATGCCAGCCGTAGAGCCAATGATCGGCGTCGGGCGGGTTGGTGTCGCCCCAGATGCCGCTCCAGGTGGTCGGGCGCTCGTTCACCCCGAACCGGCCGACACGCTCGGTCAGGCGGGTAATGACGGATCGCGGCACCTCGCGCATCTCGTTGATGAAGGCCCCGGTCAGCTCCAGCGAAAGGAGCTTCTTCACGTCCTTGGGCTTGTCGAGCGCCACCAGGTTGACCTCGATCTCCAGGTTCGATCCGCGCGGCTCGATCATGTGCGTGGCCGGTGATCGCCAGACGATATCCCCGAAGGCGTCGGCCGGGTAAATCTGCTGATAGGTCACGGCCGTTGTGGATCGCAGCTCGGGCATGGTGTTGCGGATGATCGCAAAGCGGCTGCGCTTCTTGCCGTCGGCGCTGGGCGCTTGCTCCTGGCCGAGATCGAGGATGCGTTGCAGGCTTGGCACCGACTTGCCCGAGCCTACCGGCCCGATGATGAACGACGCGAACGAACGGTCGAGCTTGTAGGCCCAGGCCACCGGGCTTGTCTCGTAGGTCCAGGTCTGCGTCACCATCCGAACAGCTCCAGAACCGTGGCCCCGAGCTGGAGAACGCCAGCGATGCACGTCACCGCCAGCGTTGCCCGTCCAATGATCCGATATCCCGTCACCGCTTTCCCCTCGCCTTGATCGCCAGGTAATCCACGATCCGCTCGCCGTCCTGGTTGCGCTCGGCCGTGATCCGATGCGTCAAGAGGCAAAGCCCGCGATCATGCAGGAGCATTGCCGCCTCCTTGATGGATCGAGGCGCAGAGCCCGACGTGCCGCGATGATACACCACCAGGTCGCCAGGCTCCACGCGGTCGAGCGCCTGGGCGATCACCGCCTCCTCGCTGCCGCTGTCAATGCGCTCGATGCGCAGCTCCTGCTTCACGCGATCATCCATGCCAGCGCCCCCCAAAGCACAAAGCCAACCGCGACCCAGAACAGATGCCAGGCAACCGGCCCGCGTCCCAGCTCCGAGAACTCACCCCGAGCCGGGCAATCCCTTCCCTGGTTGCAGTCGTGGTTGCACGGCGGGCAGCGCAAGTCACTTGCTCCTCCTGTGCTGGCCGCTGGATGCCCTTCTCTGTTCTTGGCACCCATGATGCCCGAAACACGTCTCGCGCCATCCTGGCGGCGATCCTGCGCTTTCTCTGCCCTATTCATCGTCGTCTCCTTCCGGTTGCCACTTGGGGATCGCCTTGATCGCTTCCCCGTATGCGGGCGGGATCACTTTCACCTCGAAGCCGTCGCCCGTGCCGCCTTCTCGATCTTCTCGGCCGTAGCCGTGGTTCACTTCCAGGGCGAACTTGGCCCCGTTCGATGCCTCCCGAGCATAAAGCGCTTCCTCTGCGAACTCTGCGATCCGCATCTTGGCGCGCGCG